TTTAATTGGGATGTTACTAGCTAGTGAAGCCGAGATACTTAGATCGTCGGCACCGGCATTTCCAAGGTTCACGCTACCGTTTAGGGTGGTAGTTCCACTGCAGGTTAATGCGGCAATAGATAGATCGTTATTCCCGTCCGTTAGGGCATTTAGCAAATCTTGAAAATTAGTATTTACCTGCCCACTATCAGCCGTGGTCCCTGAAACGAAGATATTAGTTACTGAAGGTGTAGCCATTATTTTACTCCTAAACGTGGTGGTTTCTTCTTACCTAATTGTGGTCGTTCTCTTTCCCTACCTGCAAAACCTGCAATCCCTAAAGCTGATGGGGTCTTGCCTTGAAGCACTCTTCCTATCTTAGCTAAAACGTCTTGCTCTAATTGGGCTTTAGTCCTTAAATTTATATTAATATCCCTACCTATACTGAATAAATTATCAAGGACTAGTTTAGGCCTAAGAAGCCTTTGCCCCTCGGGAGTTCCTGACTGGCCTATTTTCTCCGGAATACTATCTAGGTAAACTCTTATTGCTTTTGCTTTTTTAACCCCATTTGCCCCAAATAATAAATTAGCCGTTTCTGGCGGGAGCTTAATTATAATATCAGCTAATTTACCCGGGTTAACTTCCCCTTTCTTTAAAGACCTAGTAGAAATATCGGCTATTGTTACATCCTTTAATTTCTCAAATACCCCAGGAAAGTCCTTTTGGATTTTAGCTATTTTTACTGGGTCATTGGTGTTCAATATCGTATTGATCCTTGATATCTCTTTATTCTTTTCTAAGAAATCTTCAAGAACTTGCTTTGGTGACCCTTTTATTTTTTTACCTGGGGCCATTATTACGTTAGATATTTCCTCTATTGAATCCTTATAGATCTTATCAGCCTTTTCAATGAGAGCTTTCTTCTCAAGAAAAAATTTACCTGTTTTGCCTTTGGACCCTTCTTTAGCCACTAAATCAAGAAATGTATTCGTCCTAGACTCCGTAGCTGCCCCATACAGTTTACTGAATAATCTAACTTTGGGCTTGTTTAGAGGACTATCACCTATAACAGCCCCTATTGAGCTTCTGAACTCTTTCAGGTCATCTAGATTTCTTACTTGGTCAAGAGTTTTCTCAAACTGTTCAAGGGCTGATTTGTTTTGTTCTACAAACCTAGACTCATGTTTCAGCTGAGTGAATTTTTCTCTTAAAGGCCCCAAATCTGGCTTAAAGGCCCTCCTGCGGAATAGAGTCTCAAGGGAATCATAAATAGTTTCGGCCGGGGCGAGTCTCTTAGCTAATTCCTCGGATAGCTCTTTGCCTACCTGGTCGCCTACCTCTAATTTAGTGGAAGCCGATGCGCCCTGAACTATCCCGTCGGCTACATTTTGAACTGCTATTTGATTACTTTTTATTTGATTTCTAAGGCCCTGCCCACCTATTAACCCAACGCTTTGAAACTGAGCACTCTCAGCTTTTTGAACTGCAGGGGAGTCAAATAGCTGGCCTGGTGTAGCTTTGGCCCCTAATTCTTTTGCAGCTGCCTCAATTTCTGGAGAAGTCTTCTTTAACCCTCCCTGGAACTTAGATAAAACTTTCCCAATTACTTTACCCGTTCCCTTGAATAAGCCTCCAGCACTTTTGAAAGCCGCAGGTACTAAAACCCCGGCCGCAGTCTGTTTAGCTATTTCAGCCCCGCCCACCTCGTCACGAGCCCCAACTAAAGCAGATACGCCTTGCCGACCAGCCTCAAAAGCTCCACTTATTGCCCCGCCAGCCGCTAAACCAGCTGCGCCAGCTGCAATAGGCCCAGCGGGTAAAGCCGCAATGCCTGCAGCTGTGCCGCCAATTGTAGATACGGCACCCTCAATCAAATCACCCACTACATCGAAAGCGTCGAAGATGTCTATCCCTTCAGGGTCTACAGGCTCAAAGCTTGACTTACCCTTGCCTCTTACCTCTAGATTACCTTCCTTACTAGTCCTAGTGTCAAACCCACGTCTCTTGAAATACGTCTCTTGGACTTTAGGGTCTTGGTCAATTACGTTCTTAGCTACAAATCTATCGAATACACCAGCCCCGCCCACTCCAAAGCCAGCTGCATTTTCAGTAGGCCTCTTGGTAGCTATCTTCTGGAAAATTTGATTTCTAATCCTTCCAATTCTCTGGTCATCGGGATTCTTTTCTTCCAAATCATTTGATATTTGAAAGGCCCTTAAGTCATTACGATCAATCCCAAGCGTGCCCATAACTTGTGGCGCCGATGGGTGATCGGGCTGACCTGCTATAATATTTAGAGCTCTTTTATCTTCTTGTATTGTAGGCATTATAAACCACCTCCAAAGCTTGGAGCTCTACTTTGATTCTGTTGATTCTTTATTAGAAAATTTCCCAGGAAGTCCTCATCACTACCCGCACTCGCTTCGTCTTCAAAAGGTAATGAATCGGAACTAATTCTTTTATCGTTACCTATTCCTAACTCTTTAGCCAAAGCCCTTCTTAATTCCTCGAATTGAGGGTTAACAATCGTGGATGGATCCAAGCCTAATTGTAAAGCGTCTTGCCTGAATGAAGAGTTTATAAAGTCATTTTGAAGGCCCAATTGACTTGCTACGCCTCGCTTTGAGGCTTCCAATATTCGCAGTCTTTGGTTGGGAGTTAATAAGACGCCACTCAAAACCTTATCTCTAAGTCTTCCTAAGCTAAATTTTTCTGTGATTGGTGTAGTCTCATTGGCAGTTCTAAATTCAGATTCCCTAACCACTGACCCAGGGTCAATCGATTTCATGAAGCCAAACAATAGAGCCATATCACTGGCACCGTTTGGATTTTTAACAGCGGCTTGCGACTTTACTTTCTCGAAGCCTCTTATAGCGTCAAGAGTATCAGCACTCTCTTTTCTAAATTCTTTTTTCAATTTGAACGTTAGGTCTTGCCTACGCTCATCAGACTTAGCTGTTGTTTTAGCTAAGGTGTCTCTTTGTTGCGATGAAAGCTTTCTAGACTCAGAGCTTATAAATGACTGGTCTTCAAATACACCTTCGGCTGTTTTTACTTTAAAGGTCTGAGTCGGCAAATCATCGTCGCCTTCCCCTGGTTTGGTAAAGCCTTGTGCTGATAGTTCCGAAGGTAAAAACTTCCCTTCAGCTACCCTTTCCGCTCGGTCAGCCTTGAGGGTAGTAAGTCTGTTTTGCTCAAAAGCTGACTTAATACCAAAGACAGATTGAGCAACATTAAGGCCCTTCAAAACTAAGTCAAGAGGGTCTACATCAGCTTCTTCCTTTGCCACTTGCTGTCTTATTGGGGCTCTTGCACCCCTTACACCGACTATTGCCATTATGTAAATCTCCTCTGTTGTTCAGCTATAGCTAAACCGATAGGCTTTTCAAACTGCCTACGTTGCTCTTCAGGTAGCTGTTGCAAAGCTTGCTGAGCTTGTAATAAATCAGCTACCGGATCCGTACCGGAATTAGCTAAATCTAATCGTCTTGAAATAGCTGGGCCGGTGTCTACCGTTTGAACGGGTTGACTGGGTTGTCTTTGTTGTTGCTGTTGAACCTGCCTTGGTTGTTGTTGCTGCGGCTTTAATGCACTTATTAACCCAGCCCCAGCCGCAATACCGGCACCTAGAGGGTTACCAGCTGCAGCTGCAACACCACCTACCCCTTGTGCCACTCTCAAAAACTTATCAAAGTCACTAGGACCCTTAGCTTGTTGGGCAGGAAGTAAAGCCTGTCTTCTTGTCGCTTTTCTTACTTGTTGTATAGCCATTATATTCTAATAACCTCCTAGCTATTTTCTTTTAAATAAGTCTTTGAATATGGAGCCCGTACCAACGCCTTGCTCTGATATCGATGCGCCTAATTGCTTGGGAGTCAGCCCGACACCAAATATCCCTTGAACTTTTGGATCACCAAATATTAGTTCAGCAAGTCCAGTCAATCCCTCTCCCTGTATTAATGCTTGGAGCTCAACCCCAGCTGTTATTAGGTTCGCCTCGGTCACTTTAGTATTGAGCCCGAACTCTTGAAGCTTCAAGCCGAACTCTTGCCCGAATTGACTAGCTTGTAAGTCCCTACCTAACTGAGCTTGCCCACCAGCAAATTCTTGGCTGCCCAGTCTTTCCCCTGTAGCAAAGGCCCTATTTTCTTGAGCTTGCTGCCCAGCGAATTCTTGCCCGCCTAATCTCTCACCCCTGGCAAATGACCTGCCCTTTTCAGCTTGTCCTCCAGCGAATTCTTGACTAGCAACACGTTCTCCGGTAGCAAATTCCCTGCCTTCTTTAACATCTTGCCGCCTAATATCTTCCGCTGTTCTCTGCGCTTCGATACCCTCACGGGCCCTTGCCAGAGCGTCACCACCTTGTTGCCTAGTCTGTTGACCTGCTTTAATAGCTGCCCCAGAACCTAATGACCCAATGGATGCAAAACGTCTTTTCAACGCTTGCTCTGATTGCTGAGTCTGCGCTCTTACTTGTTGTTCAGCTTTCTTTTCTAGTAAATCAAAACGCCTATCAACAGCATTTTGTGGTCTTACTGCCATTATCGCCTACCTTTCTTGTTGTAAACATAGTTAAGGCCTATGATCTTAAACTTTTGAGCAACAGCATTTTGATTGTCGAATTTGAATTGGATCCGTTTACCTCTAAGCTGACCTAAGAATTTCTTAAGTTCATTCTCGTCGTCACCACCACCCCAATTAGCTTCGTCCCAATTGAACGTAGTCCAGAGAGTTCCACCAGGGTTAAGATCTATAGAGGACGTGTTACCGTCACCACTATCTGAATTGACCCTAACAGTAAGGTTCATCATCCAATCGCCGGATTGCTCATACAGGATATTTGCGAACCTAAAGTCTTTTAACCAGTTATCGTCTGAATCACCACCAGCGAATTCTTTAGTCCAATAATAGGAGTCAATAGCTGACCCGTTATCGTCATATGCTTCGGTGTTCATCTGATAGACTAAACCCGTTTCATTGGCGTCAGCATAGAAAAGCTTGCCATCATAGACAGTCATTTGTGTTGCGTTTAGCCCAGTCCAGGGAACCCAAGAAAATTTTTGGGGCCTACCTAGATTCTCTATAGAGAAGTCAAAAACATATATCCTGTTATTTACCGTTTCACCCGCCCCGTAGGTGACGCTTATATATGCTTTGTTTTCGAATACTGTTGCTGAGTAATTGCCCAGTACTGCGTCTTGAATGACCAGCATATCGGGCTCTATCTTATCCGATTTCATATCAGACCCAGCCCCACTCACTGTCAACAGTGTAGCGTTAGGGTCTACAGTATCACCTGACACAGCCGCAAATCCTACAAATCTAGAGTTTTGAACAGCTGGGAACATGACCCGGTTATTGTAGAAAAATGGAGCAAAAGGACTATGCGACCCGTAGGGACTTTTAACCCTTACATCAATCCAAGTAGAATCGTCAGTGGAAGGCATGTAAATCAGCCATGTGCTTTTCTTGCAAAACACATAGATTGAGTTATCAAAAATTGTTAAGGCCTGGGGAATATCACCTGTAACGTCCCCTATCCTACGGAATGATAATGCATTCACCACATATGGATTTCCAACGGGGGTGTATTTCACAAAATTGTCTTGCGGGTCTACCATGAACAGCCTTGATTGATGATACACGATAGCTGAGAAATTTGGAGGAACCCCGTTATCTGTAGGTGCCACAGTTCCTAACCCGCTATCCGCTATTCCATCATCATAGGTTGTGGTTGTATTATCGCTTATCGTATCGAGAAACTTAAAGACAGTTCCGCTCGCTTCAGTCCTATAGATATTCCTGGCCGCTACCCCGAAAGATTGTGGGGCTACGGGAAGACTTGTTATTGTGGCGTTTTCCCCTGCAGCTGTAAATGTATCTGTAGTCGGCCCCACATCACCCTCAACTACTTGAGAATTTATGTAGGTAACTTTGTATTGATAATCACCAGTGAGTACTGAACCCGTTGGGGAAGTCCCAACCGTGCTTGTCTCTGTGGGTGCATATATCCCATGTCGAGTGAAATCAACCCCATCATATTTGTATGGTATTGAGTTCCCATTTCCAAAGAACATATGATTTTCATATTCAGCTGCAGCTACCCTAACACCGGCTGTGTAGACAGCTTGGGCTGAACCTATCGTGATAAAAGAAGTCCCTTGAAGATCATACAAAGACCCGCCCCACCACGCTACCATAGACTCAGTTCCACTATTATCGCTTCGAGTGTAAAGCCCGTCAGCTGCAAAAGTTCCCACCGAGGCGGTATTAAGCTGAGTAGTACCACCCCTAGTCTCGACAGATCCCTTTCCAAAAATAACGTTTTGGCAATCGGGGCTTTCGTTATCTGCAATAATTTGACGATCAAACTTGTTATTTAGGCCCCCGTCAAAATCTATGCGACCCTTCCCAGGGTAAACTATGTCAAATAAGCTTGTCATATATCACCATACTTGATTGCCTACGTGAGTGTATTCTTGCTGTTTAACCACAGCAAATCTATCTGTGCGTTTACGTTTGGCTCTATCTCTCTTGGATTTTCTAACGTGCCCAGCCCACAAATCCCTATGATATGTAGACATATTTCTATCTTTATCTTTTGCGAAAAAAGCCGATAAAATGTAATCAACAATATCTAGATGGTACTCAGTAGGAATCTCTAAGACTGAATCTGGGCTCACCCTTTGAGGTTCATTGAAACCAAATATCTTTATGGTTTTGCCGGTAGTATCAGGCGTGGGGTACATTCTTATGACATTATCCCATATCGAATACCCATAGGGCCGACCAGTAGGGCCGGTAGTATTTTGTTTCGGATCGTCGTCTAAATCTACAGGATATATCTTCAACCCATTGTATTCAATTCTGCGAATACCCACCATTTGTGTAGGGTATGTGTATTGCTGTTGATCAGCTACCGATGTGGTTTCGAAAACCTTTTCTATCGGATATGCCTCAAGCCCCATCTCAAGGCTTGCCCCATAGATCAAATCCATCACCATTTCTTGCGGGAAAAAATCATCACCGACAGCATTGTATCTTTGACGAGCCGCTGTCTCTATCTCTGTTGGAGTCATATTAAAACCTCATGTTTAAGTCCAGGTAGAGGTACTAAATGTAATTTCTGAATAACTTGCCTCGGTCGAGGTAGAAGTTGTATAGCTTGTTACTATCTTATCACTATTCGAAGTCGTAGAGGGAGGAAAAACATAATTCCAATCACCGCTAGTCAAATGACCGTTTGATTGATCACCCTCAATTGTCAGTGTTTCATTTCTTGTTATTTCAACTAATTTAGATATATCGCTTGTCGGGGTTACAGTATTCAAAATGAATTTATTTAATAGTTTGACAACACTATTAGCACCCCAATTGGATTCATCCCAATTGAAATCCCCCCACTTGCTAGTAATACCACCACCATGTGTAGTGAAGGCATTCGTTATAGTAATCGATAAATCAGCCATAGCTTAGCTCACTGTGATATCTGTGGTTACAGTAAGAATATCATTTGCCCCTTTATTTATAATATCTTCAGTATCTCTACTAAACATTGTACCACCCGTACTAGATGAGAAGAGCCCGTACTCTACAATCCCGCCAGTTCCAATGCCGGAGGTAAATGTCGCTGTAACCCGATATATAGCACCAGCTGCCTCACCACCTGTGCCGGTCTGTCTTGCTAATTCAGTTCCTAGAGCAGTGTTCGAAGCCGCTTCAGCTGTAGAATCAGACCCTACGGCTATCTGAAACATATCCCACTTTGTGGCCGAAGCTGCGGCTGAGTTTAGATACTCAACTAAAAAGCTCTTACCTACCTCGGTGATTATGTTACTTCCTTCTCGGTAGTCTTTAACCGCACCGTTTTCACCATACAGTGTGGCAAACCACTCGCCTTTCAGAATGACATTCATGACTCTCCTTTGATTATTTCCTTATGCGCATCTTCAGCTGTTACATCATAGAGCTCATCAGCGTGTTTATTAGTGATATGTCTCTTCAGACCTGTTTCACTAGTCGCTTTGAAACCAC